TTGGCATCATAAATCGGTACGCCTTCGTATTCGTCAGCACCTGGTTCTCTAGTGATAACTGTTACCTTGTGTCCATATTCAGCAAGACCAACAAGGATCTGGTGTAGCATTGTCTCTGCACCAGCATTGTGATTTGGTAGGTAGCCATGTACATAGGCTACAATGTTTAATTCTTTATCCATATTTCTATTATACCTTCCTCGTCCCCCCAGTAGGATTCGAACCTACGGCACACGGATTAGAAGTCCGATGCTCTATCCACTGAGCTATGGAGGGATTGTACCCAGGATGGGATTTGAACCCACTATCTTGACCTTATAAGAGTCCTGCCTTTACCGATTAGGCTACCTGGGCGAAGCCGTTAAGACTTCATTATGCTATCTATGATACTGTATAGGTCTTCGTGAGTCCCATAGTTTGGAATAACCCAATCGAAATTGTGACCATCTAGTGCTGTTTCGGATGCATGATTATTTACTGGAACATTGTCCAACTTCTGTACTCTCCACACCTGACCACCACTAGCCTTGATTGCATCGTACTCGTTAGGGAATCGAACATCTGCGATAACAACATTATCAATACCATTAGCCTTGTTCATTGCTACCTTTACCCAGAAGTCTTCGTCCCATTGATTCCTGGCGACCTCTGTACCAAAACGCTGAAGCATTCTGCGTACCTCTGGAGAGTCTTGCTTAACCTGTTCCCAACCAGACCTGTCAACAACCCAGGAAAGTCTGATCCCTGGAATAGCTGGATAGTCTGGGACAAGTGGATCAAGAGCATATAAGGCATCACGGATAGCATCGGCAAAGGCAATGCGAGTAAAGCCATGCTCTTCTACCAAGTACTTTGCAACTGTGTCTTTGCCTGTCTGGGCATACCCACTTAGACCAATAATCATACGTGCAACGCCTTAAATGTTTCAGGGAATGCTTCGTGTGCTAGGTCCTTTACAGCAAATGCATACTGCTGAATCTCTACCTGTGCATCGTGCTCCATACGCTGTTCAAGGAATGTCAGTACGCCCTGTAGCGATACCGTCCAACGCCAGCGTACATACATGCCATAGGCAGGTAGGAACAGGCGAGCAATCTCTGGTGCAATGCCAGCATCCATGGCTTCGTGATATAAACGAGTTCCCTCATTGATAATATCATTTAGCTTATTGGTGTAGTAGTGTCCAATTGTAAAGTCCAATGGCTCTCCACTACCCTGCTTGCTGTTCTCAGGCTTGCTACGCCACGACGAAGCACTAGGAACATAGAACTCTTCCTGCTCAGTAATGTAACGGCGTGAACTCTCGTTCCATCCATTCTGCTCGTCTACGTGTGTAGATGCTACTGCATACTTCCACCACTGACGTGCTACGAACAACGGTGCATAGACTTCAAACGTGAGTGCTGCATGGCGGAATGGCGACGTATGCCCTTCACGAATGAGGAAGCTAATAAGCTTCTCGTCTTTGGGTCCAAACTCTGCAACTTCTTTATCGTAAGAAACACGTGCAGCGTTGACGACAGATAGATCGTCCCCAAGAGTATCAACCAAACGTACATATCCCTTGTCCAATACATTAATAGGTTCTGGCATTGATTTAATATAGGTAGTCATTATTCCTCAATAATTGCTAGGATGTCCCTTGAAAAGATTGACAAATATTCCTGTCCCTCATATTCAAGTTTCATAGTTGCCATAGGATTAAAGGCTACCTTGTCCCCTACAGCAACATCTGGTTCAAGCTGTGTTCCATTTGGCAGGATACGTCCTGGACCTACAGCAATAACGGTTGCAACCTTTTCAATATCCTGGGCTGCTTGAATGATAAGTCCAGAGGCAGACGTAGTCTCCTCTTTCTTATCTACTTTAAGAATGATACGGTCTTCTAATGGCTTTAACATTAGTAGCCACCTTTCTCATGTTCTACACCGTGCTTTTCATCGATGTACTTATGAATCTTACGCCATGCGAATACCCTGGAAATTACATATCCTACGATAAGGAATACTCCATTCCAAAATACTTCTGCTATTACGTGATCTGGTGAAAACATTACTTCTAGTAAATTTTCTTCGTGCATGTCTCTCCTATGCTTTGTTGTACTACAATTATACGTTAGTTACCGCTTTTTGTCAAGTTCTAGTGGGCTTGGATTTGGATAAAGTTCCTGGAGTCTTGGCAGTAGTTCGTGGAACCAGGCTTCTTCTGTAGATGCAAACTCACCTTCAATACGCTCTACCGATGGACGGATCTTGACATCCTCCATTTCAAACGCAAACTCTTCGTAGGTATTGCCATAGCCAGAACGCCACAATGTGTATTCATCTAATACATCAACCAGCTTAGACTTCTCCATTGGCATTGGAACGTGTAACTCAAAGTTCTTTGGGTCTTCAAACCCATTCCACTTTAGTTCTTTATATGTTTCATTAAGCTGTCTAACATACCCCATGCTTTCACGGTTACGAACCTTCTCTTCGATTAGGTCAATTAGGTATCCGTTGCAGTAGGTGTCGATGAAGTCTATCTTTTTCATAATAAAGAAGTCGTCATTCATAAGAACAAACTGCTCATTGATTTGAGGGGTGTATGTTATATAACGCATATTCCATCTTGCGTTCTCCAGCTTGTCTAGGGTTTGTTCAACCTCAACAAAGTTACCGCCATACCAATCAGGCTTGCCACCAACTACCCAAATATTTGCATCTGGGAAGCTTGCTAAGACTGATCTAATTGAGTAGCGTAATTCCTCGTTCTCTCCCGAACGACAAATGTAAACAAAATCCATTTTACTTCCAGGAACCGAATGCAGAACCAGACCAGAACTTCTTCTTTTCTCGCTCTACGATACCTCTAGCCCATGAGAAGCCAGCGTCTCCACCCCATGCAAGCCACATGATGTATCCGTTAGATGGGTTAGCCTGGTTGCCCCAGTCCTTGCCCTTCTTGTCTACCTCGTGACGTGAGAAGTATGAATACATACGCTTAACAGTACTAAGAGAGATTGACTCTCCTCTTGCCAACTGCCCTGCACGAGTCCAGCCTACAGAAGTTCCTGCACCATTAGCCTTACCGTCTTCCTTAAACTTCAAGGCACGTTTGGCAGCAGCTCTTACACCAGCAGGTGGTGAGTATGTGTCTGCCTTTCTCATTGCTTCGTCGCTGTCGTATACGACATCGTCATCATCTTCCCAAAGGTCTTCAGCCTTTTGAGCAGGTACGCAGTTAGGAACCATCCTACCACCGTCACCTGGTTTCATTCCACGCTGAACGTATCCGTCCCAACATGGAGATTGCTTTAATATTAAATCGTTATCCAATTGATCCTCCTGGTCCACCACTGGAGATTGCTCCGTCAGAGCCTGTAGCGTCTCCAGAACGCCCTCTACGAGTTCCCCTAGGCTTTTTACCATACTTACTTTGTATGGAACTTCTAAAAGAACTCTTACCGCTATTTGGTCTCTTAATACCTACCCCTGGATATTTAGGGTCAACAGTGAATGATGGATTAGCTCCTGCTACCGCAGACTTCTCTGTGTCTGGCACATTGGCATAAAGTGCCTGTAGGTGAGCGTCAGCCTCTGCACGAGTTGCGTGACAACCAACTACCTCTCCGTCTTCTTTTACAACTGGGTATCCACCACAGCCATTAGTGCCTTTAGCACCTACACGATATGGCATTAGTCCTCAACCTCTTCCATCTCAATGCTTACACGAAGTTGCCAGCAGAATTTCTGAGAGGCTGTCTGTCGTGCTGCTAGGAAGTCCATGAGACCATTCTCACGAACATCATTTGCAAGACCTCCAGCTTCCTTTAAGTCTTCAATGTGCTTTTCAATTGACTCATACAAGTCAGCGAGCATTGGTTGTGGGTCTCCAACAATTACTGGCTCTGTGATTGTAGCCATGTCAAAGAAATCTGTTAGTCTGTATGGTGCGTATGCCTTGAGCATTCTAAGCCACTCTCCATACTCGTCTGTCGCCTCTTCGTAGTCTTCGTAGATCTCTTTGAAGAAGTCGTGGAACTGCTTGAAGTCGTCTGACTCTACGTTCCAGTGGTATCCATGTGCTTTAAATTTTAATGCAATGTTGTCTGCTAATAGCACTCTTAGCTTTGCGAGTAGTTGTTCCATAATCCTATTCTATCATACAAAAGGTAAAGTGGACAGTTTCACATCATGTCCAGGATGTTTTCCCAAGGTAGCGTCCATGCGGAAAATCTGCGTACTTGGTACTATTATACTACTTCTTTACAGTAGTAGTCTTCTTGGCAGCTGGCTTCTTGGCAGGAGCCTTTACATTTGCTACCGCTACCGCTACCTCTTCTGCCTTTGGAAGTCTACCAAAAGCAGCGTCGTTTGGATTTACGTAGCGAATAACTACTGGGAGGATTGCAGCCCATAGAGCATTGGCAAGCTGACCTGGGTCAGTTACACCTGCAGCATAGAGTGCAAGTCCTGCAGCCAGAAGGCTACGTCCGTATGATGCAAGTAGTGCTACTAGTTGCTTCTTATCCATTTTATTTCTCCTTGTGTTCTGGAAGATGGTTAAATAAATTAGCCAACTTCTCTTCTGTTGGATACCCACTCTCAATTGCTGTCTGCAATTCTTGAATGGATTGCTGAACATCTTCAATATAATTGAATGCCCAGTCTCGTGATTCCGATAGGAACTTTACGAACCCATCTGTTTGCTCCAGGGAAACTGACTCTTTGGCATCCATCTCTTTTTCAAGGCGGTTGATCAAAGAGAGTTTATCTAGTTTAAGTTGAACTACCTCTGCAGCAAGCTTTTTGCTTTTTAAGCCAAACACAATTGCTGTATATGAAACTACTGCAAGTAGAACCAGTATTACAGCAAATGAGATTAGCCCAACAATGTCTAGCATTATTCTCCTAGTGCGTCTCTTGTTACTAGCACGATAGCCCCTTTGGACTCAAGTGCTAACTTAACATCATTGATATATTTTACTATATCTTGTAGTTCGCTGTCAAGCTTTCCTACAAGACTTTCTGGATTGACAACAATAGTCAGCCAGTTGTCAGCATCATAGAGGTCTACCTTAAAGTCCCCTGGTGCTTTGATTTCGTGAAAGGCTTTTGCCATTTCCTCAGTATACATTTTTATCCTTTATCGTTGGTTAGTGTTTGCCATGTATTAGCCCAATCACTCTTTGACTTATGATTGTTGAACTCTTTAGAGATCTTACCTTTTTCAAGATATACCCCACCCCAAACGCCGTATTCTTTTCCTGTGACACCAGATGCAAAACACATTCTTGCAACTGGACAGTCCATACAGTATTCGTCAACAGCAGGTCTAAGCTCAACTTCTTCTTCATACTTGTCAAAGAAGATGTTTACATCCCATTCCAGACATGCAGCATCATCTTTCCATTCATCCTTGCGACTCATTTTGTGCTACAAACTTTCTTGGGAGATTCCAGCCGTTGTCCCATTCGTAACGCTTACGAATTACCCACTTACCATTTTGGTAAGCACCTTCTGGGGACATCCAGGCTGTGGGAGATGACTTGGTTTCAATTACTGTCCAACCATCCCAGGATAGAGAATCGTTGTTATCTACAACTTTCTCCATCAGCTCAAGAGAATCAATCATTGTTCTCTCCTTCTGTGTATATTACTTTTTTGATTTGTGTTTCTTCTATTACTACCTGGCAACGAATGCAAGGTTTGCTGTACTGATCTTCTCCCCGACGATTTACTCGTGCCACATACAGTACAGAACCCTTGACATTCCAGCCAGCATCCCTAATTGCTTCTACCTCAGCATGTACAGAACAGTGTGTCTTGATATGCTCAGGTGAAACAAAGTAAGGATTGTTTCTGTCTTTGTTAAAGCCAGTTCCGATTACTCGTCCACCCTTAACAATTACAGCTCCATGTCTCTGCCTGGAGTTTGACTTAGTAGCCAAATACCGTGCAACAGACAAGAAGGACTTTTCGCTCTTGCTTAGATTAATCAATAGCGATATACTCCTACTTCAATATCCTTAGCATCAGCCTGTTCTACAACGCTTGGTAGCGTCTCCTTGGGCTTGCTAAAGTAAAGCAAGTAGTCGATTTCATTTAGATTGTTTTCGATCCAGCTAGGTGGAACCTTAACAATCTTAGTCTTGATGCCGTAAGCCTTCAAAGAACGCTCGTTGACATTAAGAAACTCATGTATAAACTCGTTTATGTTTTTAGGTCCAGCAGAAAAGATAATAAACTCTTTGTCTTCTGTGTCTGCGATTTCACGCATTGCTGTACCAATTCCACGCAGGAATACTTGGTAGTCGTTGAAGCTCTTGCTTCCTTGTACTGCAACTATCATTATAGTCCTTCTGTTAGTTTCTCAACAATAAACATTGTCTTCTTTAATTCTACATCATCCATGGTCATTGTGTCAACCCTTTTTGCAGATTCTTCACTAAAATTTCCATCCACTATTTCTGCAACGTGAAGCACACTCATACCATTAATGTTCTTGATAAACCATGCCTGGTCGTCCATATACAAAACACGAGTGCTTTTGCTATCAAAGTGCTTAGTAGCCTGTGTCTTTGCTCTCTGTGGGAATGATGGTAGAAGATCTTGAATTGGAATCATACCCCTGATCATTTCAAACTGATTTGATTGTGAAAATTTAATTGGCAACACTTTGTGCTTTTTTGTGGCTTTATTAATAAACCTATTAATGACATAGAAAGTCACAATAGTCATTACAGAGCCAATAAAGTATTCCATAATAGTTCCCTAATTAATTATACATCGATTTAGTAGTCGTCGCCCTGTGACTTATTCTCTATAAGTC